GTCGAGTCAATCTTTTCAGATTTTCACAAGAACACAGTGAAAGGTCAGTACGAAAAGATAGCCAAGTCTCTCAATCTAGAGTCGACCTTCAGCTTATTACCTGCCTTGGCTGACCCCATAGCACTAGCTGGATCTTTTGGCATTGAAATGCCAGAATTATCATTTCCTAGCGGTTTTATACCGTATTTTACAGGATTGCTTGTTCCCAAGTTTGCCATAGATTTGTTAGCAGCAGGAGTCCCAGATTTTTTCCCTCCAGTTTTATTGGTACCAAAGCTCCTTGAACTAGTCAAGGTCCCATCAATACCTTCATTACCCTTGCCGCCTGATGTACCTTTTCCGCCGCCAATTCCTGGAATACCTAGCCCTCCAATCCCGGAATTACCAGCTCTCCCTCCCATACCAGGCTTAGAGCTTCCTCCGATTCCCGGAATTCCGAATCCGCTTGAGACATTTTTAGACTTCGTGGATTTACAGGTGGCTTTAGTTACAGGCATTCCTAACTTGTTGGTTGAGATGATCGCGAAGATACCTGGTTTTTTGCCTAAATTAGGAGATATAAAAGCAATATTAGCAGAAATATGCGGCATGGTGAGAGACTCTGGTATTTTTGGTAACATTAAACCCACGTCTTCTGTTCAGGCTGCAGCAACAGTGGTGTTGGCGAGAAAAACAGCCGAATGTTTGTTAAATGCTGCTTTTGCCTCAACGATTGGTATGGCACCAGGAAGCGCAGGTTGCGCTATCAACCAGCAAATCTCAGGGTATGATGTCGTTAAAAAGAAACCCGCAAAGAAAGGACCAGACACACCGTCAGAAAGGGTTCGTCGTTATGCTCGCAGCCTTGCCGGAGTAAGCGCAGGACAAAATGACGGAGAACCCTACATATCTTCTCTGTATTTTGCAGAAGCTGCGCTAGCTCAGATGAATGATGGAACCGTGAACCTGATAGGTGAACCCATTGATCCAGAAGCGCAAGAAACAAAAAGAATTAACGTAAAAGAAATTACAGATTGGTCGTCGGATTATTCTAAATTTGCTCCTGTTGAGAACGCTAACGGTCAATATCAATATGCTAAAAGTTTATCGTTAGAACAATCTTCCTGCGCTTTGTTTGCAAGATCTTGCTACTATGCAGGAGGATTCAACGCAGGATTTTTTACGTCCTTGTACCCAACATCGACAGCCCCAGCAGGTCTAAAAATGTCTTTCATATTGAGAAATTACAAATGGTTGAAAGACGATGGGACTTTTAATGTAGAACTTTACGATATTATGCAAAAAATATTTGCAAATGTTAATGCGGCTCAGGATGAGGACGCTATTAACAGCGTTGCGATTAACACGATCGGCGGATTAGAAGTAGAAATAGTCCCAGACGGAACAGGCGGGTATAGAGCAAAACCGGTTAACAATCCAGATCTTCTATCACAGTATTTAAAACCATTTAATCAAAGACCCTACATAGGAAGTCGTGAGCTATTGGCAATAGCTAAAAGAAACCATCCTGATTGTCCCGATTTTCCAGCATTAAAACCAGGAGATCTAATATACGTCATAGGAAAAGCAAACAATGATCACGTTTCAGTGCTCGAGGAGCCACGCGCTGCAGGGTTTGAGCTGATTGAAAACAGAAAACTCAAAGAACCTTTTATCACGATCGATGGAGGACAAGTCGATCCGGACAACAAAGCGGATGTAAATTTAGGAGATTATAGTACTATTGTTAGATTTCCTTATGAAAATAATATAATTCCTGGTTGGCAGCAAGCCTTATTTCCTGTAGGAACTCGCTTCGTAGATGGAGATAAGGTTAGACAAATTACGGGATATTATGATCCTCCTCGCGACGTGACCGTCATAGAAAATGGTCAAAAAGTAAAAAAGCAAGTCAACTTTTCGACGCAAGATATTACCGAAGATTTAAAGGTCGGTAAACCCACTGGGATCTTACGAGTAAATAGAAATCTGGGTGGTCGTGACGCCGTCAACGGATTTTCGTTAGGTTCTGAAGAGATTATCTTGTCGAACGGTCAACGTATGGCATATAACGAAACTAGAAGAATAGATTACATAGCGAGAGCTGAATTAATGTTAGATGAGAAAGAGAATAGTCAAGAAAATCCTGAAGCTGGGATTGCGGCAGCTGCTCAAGATGAATTGACGGCTTTTCTTTGGAGACGACGCATTGAACGTAACGGTGGCGACATTGAACGTGTGTATAAGTGTTTTCCAACTCTCGGCGCTAAAAAATATAAAGCTGAAGCTGCTAAAAAAGCCGAGGCCGAGGCTGCTAATAAAAAGTAAACTATTTCTGATAAAATTACCAGCAAAAGACAAGTGGTCTTATTTTTTTCTTTAGATATTTACTCTTGCAAAGATATTTGGCATGGGTAGCTTTAATTTCAAGAGTTCTGGAAAGCTTGCTTCACAACCCGCTACGGCTGTTGAGCAGACTTTTTTGCAACCCATAGGTATAAAGACCCCCTTGCAGGTCAGCGATAAAGACATATATGCTATGCATTATAGCTTAGCTGATCAGATACATGATAATTTGAAGAATTTGCTTTTGACTAACTGGGGTGAGCGTTTAGGTTCGTATTATTTTGGCGCAAATTTAAGAGAATTGACATCAGAGATATCAAATCTCGATGCATTCGATGAACTAGCTATCACAAGAATAAGAAGCGCTGTTGAAAAATGGATGCCTTTCGTTTCTTTGAAAGATTTTTCTTCTTCTGCCGATAATGTCAACAATTTTTCTACAGCTATTGTTAAGATTACGATAACTTATACTGTCCCTAAGATTAGCACTGAAATTAGATCATTGCAGATAGTCTTGTATGCAATATAATGTAATGGTGGAACTATTATGGCAATAAATGATTTAAAGAACTATCGTATTAGGACTTATCTAGCAAAAGATTTTGATTCTCTTCGAGCTCAGCTTGTTCAATACGCAAGGACTTATTACCCTGATAAGATACAAGATTTTTCTGAATCTTCTATGGGAGGAATGTTATTGGACTTAGCCGCCTATACAGGCGATGTGATGTCTTTTTACTTGGATCATCAATACAACGAACTAGATTACAACGCTGCGATTGAACCACAAAACATAGAACGAGCTATTAGGTCTTCGGGAGTTAAAATAACGGGAGCTTCTCCTTCAATAGTTGATTTAACTTTTGTTATCGAAGTCCCATCATCGATAGTTTCTAACGCCATAGTTCCTTCTGCTGAAGCTCTACCGATCGTAAGGGCAAATTCTATCTTTACTTCTAACTCAGGAATAGACTTTACGTTGCTTTCAGACGTAGATTTTTCCAGAAAAAGATCAGATGGTACTTTTTTAGCTGATGTTCAAGTTGGAAAGATATCTGGGGATGGTACTCCTCTTAGCTTTGTCATGGTTTTAGATGGACAATGCATTTCTGGTAAACAAGAAAAAGAATCTTTTTCGTTAAGCGGAGAATTACCATTTAGGACGATTGAATTATCAAGAAGCAATGTCACGGAAATATTATCGGTGTTTGATAGCAAAGGTAACGTTTATTACGAAGTTAGTTCGTTGACAGATGATGTTGTCTATCGTAACGTATTGAATTTAGCTAGAGATTCTCAAGAAATATCTGAAGCTATAAAAGTAATACCAGCTCCGTATCGGTACATCACCAATGTTGATCTAAGCACCAGAAAAACCTATATGATCATGGGTGGAGGTTCAGACACCAGTCTTGAAGACGATGCGGTTCCTGATCCATCTGAGTTTGCAATTAGCTTTCCTTATTCGAAAACGTTCTCTAGAACAACAGTTAACCCTCTTCAAATGTTGAAGACGAGGACTTTGGGAGTGTATGCGCCAGAGTCTCAATTAACAGTGGTTTATAGATATGGCGGTGGACTATCTCACAACGTTCCTGCAAAGACTATCAACACTATCACTAGTATGACAGTGGATTTTCCGCTAAATCCAAAGCTTTCAGTTATAAACGCAGTTAGAAATGGCATGGTCGTCACGAACAAGAAGGTGGCTTCAGGAGGAGAAGAAGCACCAGGCGTCGACGAGTTGAAATCCTTAATTCCTTCAGCAAGAAATGCTCAAGAAAGAATTGTGACAAGAGAAGATTTGCTTGCTAGGATCTATTCTATACCTTCTAACTTTGGTCGAGTATTTAGAGCTGCAGTTCGTTCAAATCCCAACAACCCTCTAGCGACTCAACTTTACGTTGTTTCAAGATCTGCAAATTCCACTTTAATAAATAGTCCTGATACGTTGAAAGAAAATCTTCGAAAATATATTGCCCCTTATCGTCTGGTGAATGATGCAATCGATATATTAGACGCTTACATAGTCAATCTATCGATGATTTTCGAGGTCGTTGCCGATCCTTCCTTGAATAAACAAATTTTACTGCAAGAAATCTTGGTAAAGTTGATCGATCGTCTCAATATTAAGAATTTTTCTATAGATCAACCAATTGTCATCAACGATTTGCAGAATTTGATATATAACACCCCTGGTGTTATCGCTGTTACTAATATAGAATTCTTTAATTTAAACGGAAAGATAAACAATCTTCAATACAGCGAAAATTCTTTTGACGTAAAAATGCATCTTAGAAAAGGTATGTTATATCCACCAGAAGGTGGAATATTCGAATTCAAATTTCCCAACGTAGACATAATTGGAAGGACTAGCATATAATGTATAAAGTATTGTTAGCGGATAAAGACGCTTATATTACTAACAGATTTGTTAGAAACGCAAGTACTTCGTCCATAAAAACTAGTTCAAATGTTGGCGCGGCTTCTACTTTAGATCTTTTTAAATTGTACGGATCTAATCTTGATGAGAATGGCAATCCAAGAAAAGAACTCTCAAGAATTCTCATTCATTTTGATCTGCAACCCTTAAAAGACCTAATATCGCAAAATAAGATAAACATTAATCATTCGTCTTTCAATTGCAAATTGCAACTATTTGATGTGTACGGAGGGCAAACAACTCCAAATAATTTCGACATCTCAGCTTATCCTTTGTCCAGATCTTTTGATGAAGGAGAAGGAAGAGATGTAGTTTATTACTCTGATATTGATTACTGCAATTTCTTATCTTCATCTTTCTCTGAAGGATCATGGTTTGTTACAGGATGTTCGTTGGCGGGTTATGCTGAATCAAGCTGCGATTATATAACATCATCAAATTTGTTGTCTATTTCTAGCTTTGAGTCTAAACAACATTTTGCTTCTGGAGAAGAAAATCTAGATTTAGATGTTACAACCATCGTGTCAGCTACTCTTTCAGGTGATTTGCCTGATAACGGATTTAGAATTTCTTTCTCTAACGTTGAAGAAAACAACGCTTATTCTTACTTTGTTAAAAGGTTCGCTGCTAGAACGGCTTACAATTCTTCAAAACACCCACGAATGGTTATAAGATATAACGACTCGATTATTGATGATTCAAGGATATTAAGATTCGACACGACATCAACGATGTTTTTAAGAAATTATCGAGATGATCAACTTTCTAACATCTTGAGTGGATCTTCTTTATCGCATGTGACTGGTAGCAATTGTTTGTTGTTAAAGCTAAAGACAATGAGGTCTGATGGGAGTGGATCTTACTCAATATATGCGACAGGATCTCAACATTTCGACGGCTTGAATTATTTTGCAGGATTATATTCTGCATCATTTGTGCTTCCACAATCGGACTCAATTTTATACGCTGAACTAGCTAAATCAGGTTCTGTTCTTTTCACTCCTATCTGGAGTTCATTAGATGAATCTGTAGTTTATTACACTGGATCTGACTTGTACGCTTATCCACCCAACAGAAGTTCTGCTATACTTGATGGAAAAGAATATGTGATCACGACGACAGGATTACAAAACTTGCATAGGTCGAATGAAGACGTGATAGTTCGTCTTAACATATTCGATTATACTGCACCTTTTATAAAGTTAGTTAAAAAACCAATTAACTTGCCTGGGATAGTGTTAAAAAGAACTTATTATCAAGTAAGAGATTTTTCGACAAACGAAGTAATAATTCCATTTGATGAAGTTTATAACTCAACAAGAGTGTCTAGTGACACCGACGGCATGTACTTTAACTTGGATATGTCTAGTTTACCGCTAGATAGAAGTTATGTAGTTGATATAATGGTTAACGTGATAGGGTACAAAAAAATCTATAAGGCTGTCTCAAATGTATTTAACGTTAGCAACTCTCAAGTTTCGTGATGTAAGGCAAACAAATGGCTAATTACAGTTTCACTCAGTACGTACCTTCTTTTATAAAGGCAGTTGGAGATAACAACAGATCTTACGTATTGAAGTTTGCAGATTTACCTGAATCTGACTCCAGCAACGAAAACTCATTTGCAAACGACATTCAGGGAACAGGATTAAAATCTACTCAGCAGCTCGACATAGACTGGTCAAAATTTGAAAATCATACTTTCTTTATGTCAGCGGAAGCTAAAGTTAACTTAGCTTTTGAGTTGATAATTAACTCTTATCCTTTCGACGGTAGTAAAGAAGAAATAGATTCATTTTTTTCGAACTTGACTGGATTTGAAAAATGGGTTTTTGATCAAATTCCGAAGTACAAAGGAGAGTTGCTTTTTTCAGGAACCCAGCTATCCGAAACGACTCCTGACAAAGGAACTTATATAGTCGTAAAAGACATCCCGGGATCGATGTTTCCATCACTTAACCCTGATGCGTTAGTAAAGTCTTCAGTTCTTAATCCAAAGAATGATAAGTCACTAAGCGTAGAAATGCAGCTTTTCATTCCAAGCATACAAACTGCAGGAACGCAAATAGTCTTTCAAAAAATAAATGCCAGCAACAACCACGGAATATCTTTGCGATTGAATCCTACAACTTCGACAGATGAAGTTGAGGCACAGTTTGACGTGTTTTCAGGATCAGCTGCAATGACGGTTTCATCGCAAATTAAAAAAGGCGAATTTAATCATTTATGCGTGGTGTTGGATAAAGAATCTAACAACAATGTTTTAAGATTTTATAATAATGAAATTTTAAAAGCTACTTCTGATAGCATGTATTTAACCAATCTTGATATCGACTATAATGATTTTGTCATAGGTAGCGGAACGTCTTACAAGGTAGCTTCTACTATAGTCACCCCGCAACAGACGTTATCAGGGGTTCTTGATGAGTTAAGAGTTTTTCATAGCGTTAGAAGCGTGCTCCAACAAACTTCTTACGCAAAAAAATCAATTTTTTCTACTCCTGATTTAAAGTTATATTATCGATTCAATGAACCAGCCCCTCCGCTGTCACCAATCAACAATGACGTAACGAACACGATCGTTCTTGATAGCTCAGGAAACTCTTTACATTCCTACGTTAGAAATTTCGAAGATTCTTTAAGGATTGACGCTGCTGCTGATACAACAAGCAACATGACATATGAAAAGCTGTCGACTTGTCCGGTTCTATTCCCAGCCTATGCAGGAGTCGTTGCTTTAAATAATGATCTTTTAAACGAAGCTGCTGATTTTGATGCAGAAAATCCCAATTTGATAACGAAGTTAATTCCCAGACACTATCTTTTAGAAGGTGCTGCGTTAGAAGGGTTCAATACTGCGTTACAAAATAACGGTTCTCAGTATTCAGGTACAGGAATTCCTGGACAAGGTAAGTTAAATAACGTTCAATTGTTGCTGTCTTTGCTTTATATTTGGGCAAAGTTTTTTGATGAAATTAAGTTGTTTCTTGACACGTTTAGCACAATCAAGTACGTCTCTTATGATACTAGAGAAAGTGCTCCTGATAATTTTCTTTTTGACATAGCGAAAAGCTATGGATTCTATATTCCTCCGCTGTTTGCCAATTCTACAGTCGAACAATACTTGCAGGGAGAAAATATCGATCCTCTATTTAAGAGCAATGAATCTCTGTCTTTACAGCAAGTTCAAAATTCAATACTACGTAGAGTTCTAGTCAATTTACCGTCGGTCATACGTTCAAAAGGGACTCAACATAGCATAAAATCATTTCTCAGAGCAGTAGGAATAGATCCAGACAGCAGCATGAGATTTAGAGAGTACGGTGGACCTACTTACAAAGTTCTATCAAAATCTAGAGAGCTGAAGTCTGACGTAACTACGATGATTAACTTTACCTCTTCTTCGTTAGTAACGTCTCAATACCTTTCAGGTTCTAGAATAGAGGTAGGAAAACCAAAAATCGCAGGAAATTATGTTCAAGATCCTTCATATGGATTTCACGGAATTTCTGATGACCCGAATGATGGGCTCTTTACTTCAGGTTCTTGGACTTTTGAGACCGCTGTCAAATACGGATCAATCAATTCTGGTGTTATATTATCAACGACACAATCTTTAGCTAGATTGTGCGTGACTGGTTCTGGCATACAAAATCCTGGATTGGTTGCAAATTTGGTTACTTACAACGATGACAATGATCCAAGAATTGATTTGTTTTTGCGGCCTGGCAATTCGACTTCTGCGCCTCTTTTCAAACTACGTTTGAATTTAGATAAGTCTTCTATTTTCAATGGAGACGTGTGGAACGTTTCGTTCGGATGTATAAGGAATGATGAGATAGAATCTTTAGCTTCATCTTCTTATTACATTCGAGCAGGATTTCAGAACGAAGGAGAAATTCAAGCATATTACACGACTTCATCTTACTTTTTTGAACTAGCTGGGATGGGATCTCCTGATGAAAATGCTTTCAGAAGCCTTAATTCAACATTAAATGCTTCTGGAACTTTTTTGAGCGTAGGTTCCAATCAAGTAATTCCAGATGGAACTACTTCGACTTATCTTTACCTTAACAACTCTTCAGTTGTTGCCGACGAAGCAGCTAGAAGCGTTGTCTTTGAAGGAAGGTTAGCTAAGACAAGATTTTGGTCAAAGTCATTTACCACCAAAGAATGGTCGGAACACATACGAAACTATCAGTCTTTGGGTGTGTCTGATCCATCCAAAAACTACAATTACGTGTACACGGTATCAGGTTCTTTCGAAAAGCTAAGACTAGATTCTTTATCTAAACAATCGAATAGAACGGCTTCTGCTCCTGACGGAAGCATCACGTTCTTGGATTTCAGTGAAAATAACATGCACATGTTGGGAACGGGATTTCCAACGGCCACTGACTTTTTCTTACCTGAAATTATTAGGTATTCACACTTGTCTTCGTACTATGATGAAGCGCTGTCTAACGATAAGATAAGAGTTCGTGGATATCTAGAAGATTCTTTGATTGATGCAAACCCTTGGGCTTCGAGAGCGCCCGTTCATCAGATATCTAGATCGGAAAGCCCAACAGATGATACTAGATTTTCAATCGATTTTTCTTTGGTTGATTCTTTAAACAATGACATAGTGAACATGTTCTCAACGTTTGAAGCGCTAGAGAATGCGATAGGAAATCCTGATTTAGTCTATTCCCCTGATTATCCAGATCTAGAAACTTTGAGAAACGTGTACTTTAATCGTTTGAAAGAAAAACTAAATTTCAAGGCTTTTTTTGAGTTCTATAGTTGGTTTGATAATTCGATAAGCAATTTTATAGAACAGTTGATACCTAGAAAGACAGTGTATAAAGGTACTAACTTTATCGTAGAGTCTCACATGCTTGAAAGGCATAAGCAAGAGTATTATTCTAGCGAGATATATCTAGGCGAAAATGATCGCAATAGAATTAGAGACAATTTGTTGCTTCAACAAATAGCTGGAACGATAAGGAGATTCTAATGGGAAATGAAGTTAGCAAAGCTTTACAGCTATTGACACCCAAAAAAAATACTAATTTTTTCTATGGTTTCTTACCTAGAATTAATAAAGAATATTTTGATGATGGTCAGGGTGAAAGCAACGATCTAAAACTCAAGCCTTCGTCAACTGAATTCGTTTTAACTGGTTCGATGGATACATCTGCCATCGACGCTTTTAGACAAGGCGTAGAGATCACAAGGTCTCAACATTTTGACGCGGGAACTTCTTTAAAAATTCACGCAGGTGAACCCGGAGGGGTCGTCAGAAAAAATTCTTATGGATATGATCGTAATTTTAGAAAAGATAATTTTTATAGCGATATTGATTATTTTGATCCTGTCGACTACCTGACGTCAACTCGAGTTTTTTCATATCCTATTATTACTGGCGATAATGATGAAAC